AAGTGGGCTGCCACTTATGACATTGATCTGATCCCTATGGTTCAGTTGACTGTCAACTCTCCGCTGGATACCAGCACCATCTGATTTTAATCAGAGCAAAGGCCCTACCATTAGGTGGGGCCACTTTATTTTTGCGCTATGGCTGCCACGATCAACGCCACACTCAAGAGTGCGACAGCCAACAGCTATGTGACGTTGGCTGAGGCCGACGCTTATTTTGAGACCGTTCCAAGCAGCACGCAATGGGACAACAAGCAAGACGACAACAAAAATCGTGCATTGATTTCAGCGACAGGCTGGATCGACACGTTGGTTTTTTATGGTGATCGTTGCGACTCAAGCCAAGCGTTGAAGTGGCCGCGCAATAATTATCATGTCGATCGGGTGGAACTTACGTGTTCTGCCATCCCAAACGCGATCAAGAAGGCTACATATTTACTAGCGTTTGAGCTAGCCAATGACACGGACGCGATTACAGGGACTACCGGCGATAAGGGGTTATACGAGCAAGTCGAACTCGGAGACCTCAAAGTCAAATACAACACTGACAGTCAGGCTGTCGGAACTATTAATAACATATTCGACGTTTATCCTTGGTTGCAGTCTTATCTTGGTCCTTATTGTTCTGGAGGTTCTGGCTCTTATCAAGTTCGTGTGGTGAGAGGTTGACATGTCACTTGTAGACGACACTTTCAAGTCAATTCCCAAAGATCTACTGGACGATTGGGGTCAAGACATCACGTTGGTTAAAACGACAACACCACGCACTTACGATCCAGCAACAGGTGCAGTTACTGGAGCGGATACGTCTGTGGTACTGAAGGGCTTGATTTCCAATATTTCATCAAGAGAGAACGACGGGCTTTATCAAACAACTGACATCAAAGTGATTATTGGTGGCGATGAGTTGGGTTCTTATTATCCAACTGAAGCTGATCGTATTCAGTATTCACAGGCTGGTGCGACCAGAGAAGCCAAGATTTTAAATGTGTTGAGCTTTAGGGGTGAGGATCCCTTGCTGCACACAATCATTGCGAGGCCGCAGTAATGGCACCTAAAAATGGATTCTGGAAATTAGCCAAGGAGTTGGATATGGTTGGAGCGTCTACTGTGACAGTAGGCCCGCTAAGGGCAGCTCAACGTGTCATTCGCGAGTTGCAGGAAGAAGGACCAAGTTGGACTGGTCAATTTTCAAATTCATGGCAGGTTGAAACTCTTGACGGACGCTCGTTTAAGGGTGATGGAGGCCGTGGTGAACCGCGTCGTATAAACATTCCGCTTCTTACAGGACGGCAAGCTCTTAAGGCAGGATTTGGAAAGGACCGTGTTGTTTATATAGTTTCAAATTTTAGTCCATGGGCTGGAGAAGCAACTGATTTAATTGAAAGCAAATTTTCTCGTCCAACGCCTCAGCCTGAAACTCAATTAGGTCTAAGCAAATGGGAGCGTTCAGGGCAAAAACGTCCTGTCGAAAGGCATCCTAGGTACGATATTTTTGGAGGTGGTGACGGCGATGCGTCTCGCACTGCAGCAAAAGATTGGTTTACTAAATATGTTACTGGCGGTAGACTGGATAAGTCTGTCACGATCGAGATGGACAATATGCTTCGGAGTTTATGAGATACCAAACTGTTCGAGCTGCTGCTGAATCTCCGCTCCAAACAGCTTTTGGGGCATTAAGCCCTGCGGTGCCTGTGTTTTTCGACAACATTACAGCCGCACCAGAAAACGCAACAACTGAATACGTCAGAGTTTCTATCGAGTTTGGCTTAACAACAGAGCAAACGTTGCAAAGCAATCTTGATCGCATTCGCGGAAGTATTGTTATTCGTGTTTATACAGAGAAAGGGAAAGGCCCTGCTCGCAATCAAACGTTAATTGATACTGCTGTTACTACAGTATTAGGGCTTAGTGCGTCTACTCGGGCGGCTACAGGAGTTTATTTTCGCCCTGGAGTAATCAACGGACCTACATTTTCAGCAACAGAAGGGTCTCCGCATCTGGTGGGACGGATCGATACAGGGTTTATTGCAGAAGATCATGGTTAGATGTTTTGTCGTCAACGCGCTAAGCTAGATCTGTCCGGGTTCCGCCCGTAAAGTCCACCATTCTCCGTTTTACGAATGGCTACCGTCCTTTCGGGCACCTCTGGAGCCCTCTATTACAAGCCTGCTGGTACATCCGGCACGTTCAAAGCTGCTGATGTTACCAGCGCAAGCAACAACATTGCTGTTGGCGCTTTCCTGAACTTCAAAGTAGACGACAAGGTTTCGTTTACTGCTGGTGGCGGCACTCTGCCTGGCGGTTTGACTGAAGGCACTCCTGTTTTTATCAGGACTTACGTGGCTGCAACTGGTGTTGCTACGTTTGCTGCCACCGCAGGCGGAACTGAGCTTGCATTAAGCAGCGATGGTACTGACGGTACAAGCGACTTTGCGATCAACTTTACTGAGTTTCAGTCAGTCGCAAATGTCCGTTCTTGGAGCTTCGAGGTAACTCGCGAAGAAATTGACACCACCAGTATTGGTGGAACGTTGGGTCAAACCGCTCCATTCCGTACGTTTATCTCTGGTTTTGCTGACGGCACTGGATCTGCGGAAGTGTATTTCACAGATGATGACACCGGGATCTCTGCTCGCTTGATTGAAGACGTAACTCAGCGTCAGCAAGCTGGTGCGACATTTAAGTTGTATATGGACACGGTGCTGTCTTCTGGCACGCCTGACGACACAAAGAGTCGTTCCATTCAGCTTGAGGCTGTACTGACCTCTGCAAGTTTCTCGGTTACGCCAGATGACGCGCAGACTGTTTCAGTCAACTTCCGTCCCACCACTGCACCTACTTTCGACTTTGCTAAAAGTTGATTGCTAGCTGATAGCAAGAGCCCCTGATATTGTCGGGGGCTTTTTTAATGCTATTGTGCTAGTACAACCAAGTGAGTATGTATGGCAATTCGCGCCATTGACCGTCTCAAGAAAGCAGCCAATCTCGAAGCAGTTAAGAAAACAGTCGAGCTCTCGGACGGTACAGAGTTTGAAATGTGGGCTACGCCATTGACGATGGCAGAGCGTGAACGCGCTGAAAAACGTGCTGGATCGGGGGATAACAATGCGTTTGCTTTGCAACTTTTGATTGCTAAGGCTAAAGATGAAAATGGCAATGCTCTGTTTTTGCCTGGTGAAACTGATGTGCTTAAAAACGAAGTAAAGGACAAAGATTTGCAGTCTTTAATGGTGGCAATTTTGACTGATGACGAAAAAGAGGCCATCGACCCAAAATCCTGAGCGCCGAGCTTCGGAAAGATAACTGGCTCATGCTGCAGTTTGGCATTGCCAAAGAGCTTGGCATGAGCCTGTCGGAGCTTAAGGCGACAATGACAGCAGAAGAGGTCATTGGCTGGAGCGCGTATTTTCAGGTGTTGAACGAGGATCAGGAAAAACAGTTCGCCAAGGCTCGCAGGCGCAGGTAGAGTGATGTAATTAAAGCTGTGCGGTTGCGCTGTGGCTTACAGGGCTGAGATTGAGATTGTCGCAAAGGGAGTAACGAAAGTTACGCAATTGCAAAAAGGTCTCAATCAGCTTGCTAAGCAGATTGACCTTTTGAATGGCCCAGGGTCGTTAAAAGATTTTAACAGTCAACTGGCGCAGGCTAGAAAACTTTTAGATAGTGCTCAACAAGGCACAGTAGAGGAAAAAAGAGCAGTTGATAAGTACGTAACCGCACTAAAAAATGCTAATACTGCACAAGCTCGTACTAATCAACTTATTGCTGAGGAAATTAGGCAACGTGATGGTGCTACAGCTTCATTAAAACGTTATAACGCTGCTGCTGCATCAATTCGTCAGCCGGGCGGCAGTATGTCTGGCAGGTATTTAAGGCCAGGGTCAGCAGTAAGCAGGACAGCGTTTCCTACTCCTATTGGGCCTCAACCTGGCGTTCAATTTGGTTCAACAACTCAGTTTGGGCCGATAGGCGGTCCGTCTTCATCAGTCCTAGGGGGGCAATCAAGCCCTATAGGAGATCGGCTTAATCGTTCGCTAAAAGCTGCAAAAGAGTTGAATGAAGTTTATGAATCTATCGACCGAATTACTGCAAAAACAGTTGCAAAAGAAAATGAACGCGTACAGGCTCTAGGAAAGGGCACGCAAGAAGTCGTTGATTTAGCAAACAGTTATCGTAATATAAGCAATCAAACTAAAACTCAAGCGCAGCAGCAAAATCAAATCAAGCGACAAATTTTAAATACAAAAAAAGCTGCAGCCGATGAAGCGCAGATACGGTCTAGAGACTTTTTGCAACGTTTGGAGCTAACAAAACAAATAGGCAAAGAGCGTCGTGATGCGATGCTGCTTGCAGATAGAGAGGCAAAGACAGAGGAAAAAATCAATAAAATTTTGCAAAGACGTGTAGATCAAAGAGAAAATCTAGCGCGTCGTAGACGTGGAAAAATTGCTGCAGGGCGAAAACAGCAAAAACTAACATCAGATATTGCTCTTGGCGCAGGTTTCCCGCTGTTATTTGGGGGAGGTCCGGGCGCTATTTTAGGTGGTGTAGGTGGAGCTATTGCTGGTAAAGGTGGACAAGGCGGCTTTGGCGCTCAAATTTTTGGTAGTGCTATTGGAGCGCAAGTAGATGCTTTTGTTCAAGGACAGGCTCAAATTGCAGCGTCTCTCCAAGAGTCAACCGATGTTTTTGCAGCGTTGGAGTCGGCAGGATTTAAGGTTGCTGGATCACTTAAAGCTGTAGTTCAAGAGCTTGAAGAGTCTGGTGACGCTGCTGGTGTTTACCGCATTCAACAAGCAGAACTGCAAAAAGCTTATGGAGCAAATGCAGTAAGAGACCTTTCAAGTTTTGATGCTGCAAATCAAAGATTAGCTGATTCTATTAAGCGAATTACGTCAGGTGTCTTGCCCCCAGTCTTGCGCGTTTTAACTGCAATGGCTGATATTAGCGCTGGAGCGATAAATCTTTTTGTTGATGGAGTAGAGGCAGTCAGAGATGCGTTTAGGTTTATTGCGGGCAACGAAGGTGCTACTGGAGATCGAGCAAGGCCTGATTTTAGATTAGAAGGTGGTTTTGCCCAGGCTACTGCGTCCCAGCGCAGTCTTGTAGGCTTACGAGAAGAGAAGGCTCTTGAGTTAGAAAAAGAGCGTAAAAAAATTATTGATCAAATCAATAGTAACCAAAGAAAATTTTCAAAAGAACGCGAGCAAGAGGCTAACAAAAGGCTGCAAGACGAAAGGGCTTTTGCCAAAGTCAAGATGGATTCATTGCAGTTGGAGCGGAGGTTTGCAAATCAGTTGTTCCAGATAGATTTAGAGCGAGCACGCTTGCGTGGTCAAGCATTGCAACAACAGGGTAACGCTCTTGAATTGGCAGCAGAATTTGAACAGCGTGCAAAGATTGCAGAGTTCAGGATGCAACAAATAAGAGGTTTTCCTGGCGGTGAATTGCAAGCTGCTGATCAATTTCAGGGGATTAGGACAGGAGAAATAGATAAAGTCAGGAGAGAACTGCAAGACCTTTCTAAGGCAATGGATATTGTTGATCAAGATTCTGGCGTAACAGATAAACGATTCCAGCGATTATTCGCAACTTTTGCCGAGCTAAAGGAACTGGAAATGGATGCAGAGTTTAGGCAAATTATGGATGCCATGAACGCTCCATTTACTTCGCTGGAAAACGAGCAAGAATTGTTAATGGCTAGGCTAAAAGGAAACGAAAAAGAAGTTCAACTAAAGCAAGCTATTGCCAACATTACTAAAGGCATGAATGCAACAGATAGCGCAAGAGCTGAAAATTTAATTCGAGGAAACGCTGCTCTTGAAGAACAAGTGTTACAGGCCGAAAAGCTGAAAGATTTGTATCGCAGTGTTGGATCTGCTATTGAAAACGGATTAGTAAATGGAATTACCAGCGCGATTGACGGCACAAAAACCTTGCAAGAAAGTCTTGCCGCAATCCTTAAAGATGTTGGATCAATCTTGCTTCAATTTGCAGTACGGACGGGACTTAACGCAATAAATCCTACTGTATTTCCTATGGCTACAGGCGGATATGTTTCAAGCCCCACTAACGCTTTAATTGGTGAAGGTGGCGAGCCTGAATATGTCATTCCTGAATCTAAAATGCGTACTGCAATGTCGCGTTACTCACGCGGCAGCCGTGGTGATTCTGTTATTTCAGGTTCTGGCGCAACTGAATCGACAGGAGAAGGAGGAGGTGGCGGAACTGCTCTTGCCGCTCCAATCGATGTTCGCTACACGGTGGAGCGGATCAATAGCGTCGATTACGTGACTGCTGATCAGTTCCAAACTGGAATGCAGCAGGCTGCACAGCAAGGTGCTAAACAGGGTGAACAGCAAACCCTGAAGCGTTTACAAATGAGTGGCAGTACACGCAAGAGGATCGGAATATGAGCGAAGAAATCAAGGGAAGTCAGTACGCTTTAGGCCAACTTGTAACGATCAATGCCTTGCGGGAGTCAACAAATAGCAACACTGAAGGGCTGTTTGTTCAGTTCCGCTTTCAGAACTTTTTTATTAATCAAGACATGACATACGAGAGCAACTCGTATGGTTTCGTGCCGTTTGGTTTTTCTGGCGTAACAGTAAACCGTACGGGAGATGGCATGGAAGCTGATCTGGTCTTTCCAAACAATGACTTATCTCGCAGATGGGCAGTTTTAGCAATTAGAGATCATTATGTTGTTCAGGTTGAAGTTTTAATTGTAGACTCAACTAATCCATCTAGCGGCGTACATCGAAGCGTACATAGTTACACCGGGCAGATTACTGGTGGAACTTGGGACAACGTATCGCTAAATCTGCAACTCAGCTCAGTGCTAGATGCTGTTGGAACGGACATTCCAAGGCGTGCTTTAACCAAGAAACTTGTTGGCAATTTGCCAATTGCAAATAATGTCCGACTGCAGTGATCTAATTGGAATGCCGTATCGGCTTGGCGCTGACGGTAGTGACGGGCATATTGACTGCATCCATCTTTGTTATCAGGCATTGGAGCGGATGGGGATTGACGCGCCACCGTTTAACCAGAACTGGTACGAGGCAAGCAAGTGGGAAGTGTGCCGGGATTTAATGCGGTGGGGTTTGCGAGTTGAAAAGCCTGCGTATGATGGGGACATTCTGCTGCTACCGCAGCAATCCTGGACATTCGCAGTCACATGGCAAAAAGGGATTCTCTATATCGGCCCAATGACTCAAAAGGTGCAATGGTCATTGGTCCGAGCATTTACAACGTACCACTGCTTCCGTACGAAAGGCAGTTAATTGCAACGATTGGGATAACTGAAGAAGAGTATCAAGCATTTACGGCTGAGATAAGAAGGCGTGGAGCGGTAAGGCCAGCGGAGTATGACCATATTCCTGATATTCAAAATGCGCTTGTTACGTCTGGCGCTGCAATTGCTTCAGCGTATTTAGGAGGTGCAGCAGCAGGGAAAAGCGCGACCACAGTAGTTCTTACCAATTTAGCAATTGGTTTAACTTTAACTGGTGTTTCATATCTGCTGACACCAAAGCCAAAGATGCCACGCGCTCAAGGTGGCAGCGTTAAAGATCTAGGCAGCATTACAGGGGCTAATCGCTTTACGCCTTCACGCGGCTTTGAGACGCTTGCCGAGCTTGCAGATTATGCCTCGCCTGTTCCCATAATCTTTGGGATGTATAAGAACGATATTGGCGGAATGTTGGTTACGCCAAAGTTGATCTGGTCGCGGATGTTTAGCCATGGAACGTCGCAAAGAGCCAAGCTTATGTTTGTTGTTGGCGAACAAGGCGTAAACGATATTGGCATTGACAAGCCAGAATTAGAGGGAATTTTTCTAGGCAACAATGCGCTAGACGCAATTTTTGAGGATAATTTTGCTTTTTACTGGCACAAGGCATCTTTCTCAGGCAACTTTCGTATTCGAGGAAGTGACAAGCAATATGGAACAAGAGGGCCACTTGACTCTGGAGATCCAGGAGTAGGCAAAGGGGACGATGACGATGTTTTTGAGGTCGAAGATGCAGGAGAGCTTGAGGCTAATCAACTTTTCTGTCATGCCTATACACCTGCAAATTCCGCAGCATTTGGCTGCCACAGCCCAATCGCAAACGGGACAAACTTTAGGGTCAATTATCAATTAAATCTTATCGCAGAAGATAGCAACCAAGATCAAAAAAAAGTTCTTGTTTTGCAGCGCATGAAAATAATGGGGGAATCTGGAGCGGTTGATGATGGCAGATCCTTTAGAGATCGAGAGATCATTCCAAAAAGCGCAATCAAAAAAGATCGCAAGCCAATCATCAAACAGTTTCATGATGGTACTGGAAGAAACTACAGTCCCCGCATGGGAATTATTGAGTACACTGTCAAGGCAACTAACGAGACAGTAAAAAACATTGATACTGACAGCGCATTATTTATCGACAGGACATTTAAGACCGTAATTGAAAACGTAGCAGAAGGCGACACAATTGTGTTTTCAATAAAAAATTCAAAAATACAAGAAGACTTTTACCAAAGGGAAGAAGGTGGAGCGTCTGTTGATGACATAAATTCAACTGTCAGCTCACTACAGCAAGAGGCTGACGGGGCAATGCAGCTTGGTGAGCATTTTATGATTGGTGGAAGTATTTGGAAAGTAACAAAGAGAAAGCTGCGAAATTTTGAGCCTTCAGGAGGAGGCGAAAACGACCAAAGAATAACAATGGAATGTGTAGACACATCAACTTCAATGTTTAAAAAAATTGGCATTGTCAGCAGAGATTTAGTCGTTGAGCCGCAGGGCGATGGCAACGCATTTATAGGAGACAGCGGTGTTGGCGATCAATCAATTAACGTTGGCGAAGGATTTTTTCCTTTAACGCAAGTTGCGATTGCAACTATCAAAAACAACAGGCCAGCATTTATCACTGAGATTGGGCTTAAGAGCACTGTATTTCAGCGTTTAAACGGGTTGTGTAATTTTCAAAACCTGCCCTCCACTGGAGAAGTAAAAAACTCTGAAGAACTAAACATACAAATAAACAATGGAACGATAAACTCAACAATCCGTCGTTCTTCGATGTTTAGGATTTATGTCAGAGATGCTAGGGACAATGGATCAACTTTTGCAGCGTTCCCTCAGATCTTTGTAATCCAAGGCCAGAGCCCAAGCGCCCAATATAATTACATCAAATTTATCAACCAAGACGAAGAGCAGCGCCCTGAACAATTACAGCGTCAACTTGAATTTAAATTTGTTCCTTTCACTTGCTCTGAGTTTAGAGCTATTGGAGATACGGATAGATCATTTACGTTTGTCGTTCTAGATCAATCAGCAAGCACTGCTGACAAGTCAGAACCAAACAAGGTTCAGGTAGGCCCCGTAGGTTTAAGCAATGGACTTGTGCTGGAAATACAAACTTCTGGCAGAAAATTTAATGATAAAACAGGTCTTAAAGGCAACAATGAATTTAAAAAAGCTCCTAAAACAATTTCTGCTGTCGAGGAGCCTACTTATCCAGATGCAGCTGCTTTTTATTCTCCTTCTCCTACCGTAGCAACAGGAAACATTGCAGAAGTCGGTCAAAATTTAGGCAGACCTCCTTCAAACAGAAACATTGCGAATGCAGGCATCAACAAAGGCAAGCAATCTGCTTTCTTTTATGCAATTGCCGGAAGTGCGGACAGCTCAAACGTAAGAAAAAATCGTTATATCACCGTTGAAACATTTGAGTATATAAATGGCAAACAAGAGAAATGGCTGCATTTGCGATGGAAAATTAGAAAAAAAGAAAATGATACTGCATCTTATTCTGGTGAGACATTTCGCTGGGCATTTGACGACAGTGACGGCAGCTCAAGAGTTACTGTTTTAGGCAGTGGGGGAGGGTTCTCTGCTGGAGAAACAATTGAGATTAAGAGAGGATCTGAAGGCACTAATGTTACAAGTGGTCAGTCAAATTATCCAAACACAAATCCGTTTGTTGATAACCACCCTGATGGAACAATGACATTTTCAGGCATGAAGTTTGTAGTGAATACGATTACTAAAGACGTGGAGCTAGTTGCTAGATCACAAGCATGGCGCTACGAAGTTTTTGGAGCGATAGGCAACCTTAAGGCTACTGATAAAAAAACTGTCTCAGCATTTGTTTTCACTAAAGGGCTGAAAAAAATTACTGTTGATTTAACAGCCACGGTTATAGATTTCAAAGCTCCAATTGTCGGTCAACGCCAAGGCTGGACAAACGGCAAAGTGACTAAAATTTATGAAGGGACAGATACAACAATAGCTAAGTGGGAGGTTGACGAAATATTTTCAGACTTTCGCGTGGTAAGCAGCAACAATCCATTCCGCACTTTATACAGCTCTGTTGGACAAAACTACAGAATTAGCAGCGTAAAATTAGAACGAACTACCGACCCTGTAAGTAGTTCAGAGCTTGATTTTGCATCGCAATCACAAGTCTCAGACATCAGTGCCTATCGCAATTTTGTTGAAAAATCAAACAATTCATCGCCTGAACATGAAATTGTGTACATAAACGAAGTGCAAATTAATGATAGTGTTACCAATATGTTTAATTTAACTCTGGCTGGTTTTTCACTTAAGGCAGGACGTAATTTTACTGCTCTTGATCAAATGCGAGTGTGGCTAAAGAACGGAATAGCAGTGGAGCGGTTGCATCCAACAGTTGGCCTTTCCGGTTCTTTTTACGGTGATACTGCAAGGCATGGTCCCAGCAATCTGTTGACAGATTTGATGTATTTCATGTTTACAGACCAAACCGCTGGAGCGGGTGGTTTGTTGGGAATGGACGGCAACAGAAGTTACATGGTCGAAAGAAGCGATTTGGTCCTGACTTCTAAATTTCTTGTAAAAAATAATTTGTTCTTTAATGGTCCAATCGTTGAGCGCACCAATTTACGGCAGTTCTTTAGTGACATTGCGCCAAGTTTTTTATGTAATTTTTCAATAGTCAATGGCAAGTTCTCATTAAAACCTGCTTTCCCAGTTAATGACGATGGGACTATAAAGACAGGCTCTATTATACCCGAGCATTATTTTACGGCTGGAAACATTCTCGAAAACAGCTACAAGATTGAATACCTTGGAGCGGAAGAGCGTCGATCTTTCAAGGCTGTTATTCGGTATAGACAAGAACGCGCCAATCAATTGCCAGAAGAAGCAGTTATTGAAGTAAAAGGAATTGACGACACTGGCATTTATTCTTCTCCTGGCACCAGCTTGTTGCCTCAAGAAGAATTTGATCTGACGCAATTTTGCACGTCAAAAAGTCACGCGGCTTTAGTAGGCAAGTATTTCTTGGCCTTGCGGGCGTATGTGACCCATACAATAAACTTTTCTACGACAGCAGAAGGTTTAAACATTGGCGCTGGATCTTTTATTAAAGTAACGACAGAAGCAACTCCTTATAACTCTGCAAATACTGGAACGGTTGATGCTACTGGCGTAATTACAAGCGTGCGAGATATGCCAGACAATTTAGAAGGTTATGATATTACTTATTTTAGATCGGCAGACGAAGAAATTGAAACAGGCAAGTTGATGGTTTCAGGGGGCAAAGTCAACGATTCTAAATATCACAACATTTTATTCACTGTGACAGCTAGCGAAGTATCTCAGAATATCTATGTTGTTGAGCAGTTGACTTTTACCCAAGACGGCATTGTCGATATTGTTGCTTCTGAGTACCCTTGTAACAGTGAGCAGCAGAGCGAAATCGCCTTAGCGGTTGTAAGATCAGCTGGCTGGAGCGTTAAGTCATGACTTTTCCGATCACTAAAGCAGGACGCACAGCACCATTTGCGCTGGGGGACTATTTGGTGCCAAGCGCTCGCACTTTTGAGTCAGGTGACTATCCAGTCAAGACTTACAAGGCTCAAAACGGCGCTGAGCACAGGATTTTGTATGGCGATAAACGCACCAATATGAAGCTGTCGCTTACCTATGCAAATATTTTAGACGCCGACGCCGAGTTGTTTTTAGATCATTACGACACGGTTCAAGGCACGTTCCAGACTTTTGCTGTTGGCAACGTAGATGGGACAGACATAAATCCAACTCGCGGCGGATGGGAGGGCGACAAAGACGCTTTAGGCGCTCAAACCCATGGCAACAACTATCGCTATGAAGGGCCACCACAGGTGGCACAGGTAGCTTTGGGCCGTAGCACTGTTACAGTGAATCTGATTGGCGTGCTCTGATGGCTGTTTTTACCGGCGCTACTGGCAAGCTGTTTTTAAATGACACGACCAATAACAGCGATCCTGGCACTGAGATTGCAAAGGTCCAAAATTGGAGCGTAAGTTCATCAGTTTCTTTAATTAGCAATAAAACCTTAGGTGACACAGACGATACTTTTGTCCCTATAGGAAGATCAACAACAGGCAGTTGTCGTATTTTGTATTATCAAGAAGTTCTAGGTACAAGTAACTCTGATAATAGCGCAAGCACTTTTTTAAATAAAGTTTTCAAGCCACGTAGTGCTGATTCAGGTTTTGATAATGGTGCTTCATTGGATCAAAACGAAGCTGACACAGATTTGAAAAATTTTAGATTACGTTTAAACATAGATGATGGAACGACTTCTGGTAAATTTATTGACATGAGAGTCTTTATTACCAACATATCTTTGTCAATGTCTGTTGGCGACATTGTAGCAGCAGATATTCAATTCCAATGCCAAGGCGCTCCAGTTGCGGTTAATATCTGATGAGCATTTACCTCGGAACTTTTGGCAATGTTGAGCTAAAGCGCCAGTTCAACGACACTCAAATTGATGGAACGGTAGTTCCTAGTGACGTAAATACAGACAGAAAGCGTTTTAGTTTTGACTTTGAGCCAGGTCAATTGTTGACAGGCGATGAAGTCAGAATTAGCAACAAATCCAATGCAGCACTGTCTTTTATTAGCGGTTACTCAGCAAGAGCGGTACGAAAATTTATCAACGTTGACGATTTAAATGGAATACGTCTTTACGATTCTTTTGCTGATGCAATAAACGGCAAAACAGCAAACGCAACAGCACTTGCAACACCTGGCGCGTCAATACAGATCAAAATAATTATACAGTCTGCGGAGTTTAGGATTTTATCGCAGGTAAGAAGTTATGAACTAAATACTCAACGCGAAACAGTAGATACAACATCTTTGTCCGATAGTTTT